GCTGACCGGAATCCGGTCAGCCCTTAGTGCAATGAGATGAAGTAACTTAGAATCTATATACAGGCTTCGACTTAGTTACGACAATTGCAGTGTCTTCCTCCTCCTGCTCGGTCTCTGTATTGATGTGCCAGGCATCGGCATCGGTGTTGGTACCGCCGCTGGCTTCGTCGAAGATGGTGGGGAAGTCATCCGCATTATTGCGGATGTAGTTTTGCCATAGCGAGGTGAGGCGATCACTCCATACCACGTGGGAGAGATATAGTCCACTGCCTGTGCCGGTGGGCATGGTGAGGTTTGTATTGCGCTGATCGCCTAAGTCCTCATGGATGGCGATGCGCCCCTTGTCTATGCGTACCCAGCGCTGCTTAACTGCTTCCTCGATCGAGCGGTGAGCGATGGATTGGCGAATGTAGGTACGGAGTTGTATCTCCGCATCTGTTATTGTGCCATCGAGATGGCGTTCAATAAGTCCCTCCCAGAACGCTGCAGGTAGTTGCTTCTCTATGCCGAACAATTGCACCTCAGCAATAATCGGACGGATACACTCGAACGTGTACCTATCACAATCGGGCAAGGTTAACAGCCGGAAGTCGCTCGCATAGTTGAGCAATGGCGTACGATGTGCCAGCCCCTCTGCACTTGCAGCCCATGTAGAGAAGTCTGCCTTATTCATATCCAGAAACTTGAGCATAAGTTCCAAGGCGTTGTAGCCCTTTTCAAGGGCATCATCCTTGTATTCCCGCTCCTGGTAGCGGTAGGCTGACTTCCTCGTGTCGCTTTCGACACGATGCATACCGGACTCCCCCATTTCGATAGCCCCCACTTTCGACCATTCGTACATGGTCAGGATCGCGAGCGGGCGCCGTATGTAGGGCAGTAAGGCTGTCTCCTCGGCGCTTAGGCTGGTTCCTGCGACCAGGTATTCGTAGTATTCCAACCCCAACCAAGGCGTGATATGCCGCCGAGCGGTCTCATAGATGGTCGCTTCGAGGCTTTCCAGTTTCAGGCTGGTGTTCACCCGGCCAGATACATACGTCTTGAAGTCAGCGAATGTTGAGAACAATTCTGCCATTTTTCTTAGTCGTTGGCTCCTCCATTTGGGGAGGTGTGATTATATCCGGCATCTGCCTTAGCTCTTGTAGTAATCGCTCAGCCCGCTCCAGCAGTTGCGCTGCCTGCGCCCTTAATTCATGCGCCTGTTTTATGAGTTGTGCGGTCATTTTGCGATGTTCGGGTTCTTTTCTTTCAGGTATGCGCGCAGCACGGATTCGAGGTGCTGGTTTTCCTTTTTCAATGTTGCATTTTCTCTTTCAAGGTCGCTGATTCTGTCCAGTATCGACACTTTCTCCTTTTCCAGTTGCCCTATCCGCTCAGACAGGTTGGCGAGGTCGCTCATCGCCTGTTTCACCGTTTTGCTCACCAGGTCGAAGTCCGCGCCTTCCATCTGGTTTTCATCGCGCTGCAAGCGCTTGCGGAAATTAAAAAACCAGAATATCCCGCCGCCAGCCAGCGCCGAGCCGATTGCTTTTGCGGCTTCGATTATCCATTCCATTTTTCATTGTGCGGGGGTATTGTCAGGGTTATTATTCAGATTATCCTTCGCGACGCCGGCGCGGTTGCTGTCCTGCGTCGTCAGGTGGGTATGTTTCACGATGCAGGTCAGCCCCCAGCCATTGTATTTTGACACGTAGTTCAGCGGCTCCAATACGAGCCGCTGGTCTTTGGTGTTAAGTAGTATTCCCTGATTGTAGGTTTGAAGTTTGTCGCTGCCGCTTCCCGCACCCATGCTGCCGGACTGCGGAGAGAGGCCGATGTTAGTCGGGTGTACCCCGAATCCCTGCACGATCTGTGCATCGGCGGCGTAAGAGTCTGGCACCCATGTGCCCGCTTTCGCCTTGTCGTCCACTGCGATAATTTCTATTTTCCCCATCGCGGCGCCTGAAACTTCGTTCTCACGAAAAACGTAGGCGATGGACTTATACACGTTTTCCACGCCGGCGAGGTAGGTGTTGATCTCGGCCACCTTGTCGTCTATGATTTCCTGCCGGCGCGAATTCTCGAATGTAGTCCAGTCCGGGTACCGAAGAATGAAATACGATTCCGGTATTGCAATCGTGTACTTCAGCGACACCTGGTTTTTCTGCATCGCACGCACCACTTTCGGCACGTCGCTACTCACATCCATCCAGCCGTCTTCCTTGAATAGCCCCAGCCACCAGGGGCGGGCGTAGTAGATCAGCCCCGGCGTCGGGAAGCGTGTATGCCACGCAAACTTATCCCGACGCAGCCCCGCGAAAAAATTTTCCCGGTCGTACCACTTATACAAGGGTATCGCCACCCGGCTCGCATCAGCCTGCGCTGTGCCGAAAGGGTAGTGCATCGAATAGAGCAGCCAGTCCACCTGGTTGCGCGCGTTCGCCTTGCTCAGGCGTGCATGTTCGGCGGCGATGTGGTACAGACCGGTTATTTTCTTCCGGTCCTTGCTCAGGATCAATTCCTGGAACGTATTGAACGACAGGCAGAAGTCCGCGCATTGCGCATTCCACCATTCCGTCTCGATGCGGTTTTCATCCATCCAGTCTTCTACCTCGGCCACGTATTGTTGCTCGGCCTCAATCCCATAGCGTCGGTAATCTTCCGTTTTCACCCATACCAGGTCTTCTCCGACCATCATCGAAATCTTCTTTTCCAGCGTCGTGCCAGCTATCGGCACCAGTTCCACCTTTTCCCGCATCGTCGTCGGCAACCGGTCATTATCTCCCCACCATGCCCAGGTAAGGCCCGGATCGGTATAAGTAGGCACAGGCGGCGTGGTTTTATCCAGCGCCGTCGGCGATGCGGACACCTTCTGCCTGCGCGTATAACCCCGGTCGTGGATGACCGTGATCTTGTCTTCCACCTGCAATGCTTGCAGGACGATGCTATTGTCTGGCGCGTGGCTCATGGTGTGGTAGTCTGTCCGTTGAACTCTATGATAAGTGGCGGATGGATTTTCACCATCGCTTCGGTCGGCTGGCCATCCACCAGGATGCGGATGTTCCGGGTGTAGTGAAGGGCATGGTTAGGGTTCTTGCCGATTTCCGAAAGTGGCGGCAGCGTAGTCAGCAGCGATTTTTCCAATACCGTCGGCGGGCGCTCGCCCTTTATAGCCCCTCCTTTGGAGGGGTCGGGGGAGGCTTGCCCCCAGACCAGCACCGCCTCTGCGTATTCCCGCACCTGCCCCGTCCTATCCTTCCTGCGCTTGTCATACGTCACCACTCGAAGGCTGAATACAGCCCCCGAGTGCATTATTTCAAGGCATTTTTTCATGGAAATCATGGGGTCAAAGGTGCAGGCTGGGTATATAAGGGGAAAGGACAGGCTAACGCCTGACAATCACATACCCCGGCGACAACTTAAAAACATCCCACTCCCGATACTCCGCCGTCGTGTCGCTCGTGAAGCACAGCAACCAGGTGCGCTCACCCCCCGGGCCGCTCGCCCATAGCGTATCCGCCCGGGTACCATAAATGTATTCCTGTTCCGTCACCACCGCGCCGCAAAACTCCACCCATTGCCGCAGATGCGGGGAGTGAAATTCGTAGAACCAGAACGGCGCATGCTCATCCTGCCATACTCCCTCTATGCGCCCGGCGTCGCAGAGGTCAGGCTCAAGTCCGCACTGATCGCAGCATCCCTGCGAGCAGTAGCCATAGCCCGCGAGCAATACCGCCACCAGTAAGGGCATCCAGGAAAGTCTGTAATTTCTCATATTGTATGCGATCTACGCCTCCCCTCCTTTGGAGGGGTCGGGGGAGGCCGACGCTATCAGTCGCCCCATCCTCGATGCCGCCGATGCCAACGCTTTCAAGAAACTCCAATCCGTCCGCTCGCGCATCAGCGCACTGAAAGGAAAAATCGCGAAGGAAAAAGACCCCAAGCGCCGCGCCGAACTCGAACGACAACTCACTGAAAAAGAAACCGAACGCGACATGCTACAGGAAGCGCTTTCATAGAAGTGACACTTTTTGAAAAAATGTCACTTCTCAACTCGCATCGTTATGTCCACAGCCGAAGCCACCGCACTCACACCCGCCCAGCGCGCCCAGGTCGCCGTCCGCGAACGCATGCGCGGCTGGGGCGAAGTAGAAATCCTGCGCGAGTGGTATCGCGGCGCCGACACCTTCGACCTAACCGACGCAGAAGACCGCATCCGGCAGCGTTGGGATTGGGCAAAGGCGCAATTTCTCGCTCTCAGCACCTACGGCGAAGTGGTGCAGTCGCTCATGCAGGAATTCACCGTCTCCGTCGCCCAGGCCCGCAACGATGTGCGCAACATGCGCCATGCCTTCGGCAACCTCGACGAAGTGCCGAAGGCCCTGCACCGCGAGCGCGCCATCGAAATGAGCCTCCGCGCCTACAAACAAGCAGAGAAAAACGAGGACAGCGACGGCATGTCGAAAGCCACCAAAACCTACATCCTCGCCGCCGGACTCGACAAAGACGACCCCGACCGCATAGACCTGGACAAACTCATGCAGCAGCGCCTATACGTGGACGTGCTCGACCCCACCGTGCGCAACTTCCTGCTCAATTTCCTCAAAAATTCCGGCGGCTCTGCGGATGCCTCCGCGCTGTTCGAGCAGGTGTATGAAGGTGCGGGAAGCGGGGAGTTCGTGGATTACGAAGAAATGCATCCAATAGAGAAGTGACACTTCTTCAAAAAGTATCACTTCTGCGCACGCGTATGACCACTCCCGAACTTATACAATCGCGCATCGCCGACCTGCACCAAAAAGGCGGGCAGGACTGGCAGTCGCTCATGCGCGACGTGGACGGGAAATACCAGCAAATCCGCTACAACACAGCCCAGATGCTCGCCCTGCTCGTGGGCGACGCCCTGCCCACCGTGAAAAAACTCGACCTCGAATGGGGGCGCGGCACCGGCAAAACCACCGTGCTCGCCGCTTTTACGCGCCGCATCGCCCGCGACCTGCCGCGCGGAGTATTTCAGTGGGAAGTGCCGACGTACCAGAAGTTCCTCACGGAAATCATCCCCGCCTTCATACACGGCCTCGAAATGCAGGGTCTATACAAAGACCTGCACTACTTCATCGGTCGCCGCCCGCCGGCGCGCTGGGCGTGGCCGGAGCCGTACAAGCCCCCGGTGCGCTACGACAACTTCATCACCTTCTGGACAGGCTTCGGCGTCGTGCTGCTGTCGCAGGACAACCCCGGCGCCGGGCGCGGCCTGAGCACAGACGGACGGCTGGCATCGGAAGCCACCATGCTGAACAAGCAGAAACTCGACGAGGAAAGCGGCCCCGCCATCCGGGGCAGCAACGTGAAAGCCCTGGGAGGGAAACGCTACTTCGACTTTCGCATAATGGAGAGCAGCACCCCGCTGGTGGAGACGGGGGCGTGGTTCGTGGAGCAGGAAGAACTCGCCCGCGCCGCGCCGGAGCGCCGCCATTTCCTGCGCTCCAACTGCGTGGAAAGCGTGAAACTCGGCTGGCTCAAGCCCGACTACCTCGATGAGGCTCGACGCACCTCGCCCGACCGGATGACCTTCGAGGCCGAATACCTCAACATCCGCCCGAAATTCGTGCGCGGCGGATTCTACGGAGGCCTCGACGAAGAGCGCCACACCTACACCCGCTTCGACTATACCGGCTCGCTCTACACGCCAGACATGATCGGCGTGCATCCCGACTGCCGGGGCGACGGCGACCTCGTGCCCACAGCTCCGCTCACCATCGGCGTGGACTTCGGCGCGGCCATCAATTGCATGACCGTAAGCCAGCAGTTGCCCGGAGAGTTTCGCACTCTGAAAGACTTCTACGTGAAAGGCGCCGAAGGCGAAATGCAGGACGACCTGTGCGACCTTTTCGACGACTACTACAAATACCACACCGTCAAGGAAATCCTCTTCTATCGTGACTGGG